TAATAGACGCAGCCGATTTCTGGCCCGTTGTAAATCTTTGTATCTTGATATAGGAAGGTGTCCTCGTCAACATGCGGCCCAAGAAATTGACCTGGCCCAAATGTCCTAGTCCAGTACTCAAACCCTAAAACTTCTTCGGTAGAAATTTGTAGATTGTTTTCCCATATTTTTTTAATTACCTGTTTTCTGACAGTGTCAACTGGCGAAGACCACCATCCATCCCAAAACATGTACGGCGCATAGCAGCTAGCTTGCTCATTGTGATACGAGTTGACCTCGCTTGCTATCCTGGAATCACCCTGCATCAGTCCAGGGAAAAACTTCTCTTCAGAACAAACTTGATTTAAGGTTTGTGTATCTAAAAAATCATCGCAGAGTTTCACGCCACGATATTATCAGATTCAGTTCTTTATGAATGTTGTATACCCATATTGGCCAGTTTCGTGGAATAATGCCCCATCTAAAGACTTTAATATTTTATGAACCTCGTTGTGTGGGTGGAACCAGTAATCGTCTCGATACAGTTTTGCAGATTGATTTACTACATTTAACAACAAAACGCCACCCGGAGCCAGCGCGTCGACACAATCACGTAGTAATTTTTCATTGTCCCATATCACGTGGTAAGCCTGCATCGCAATTAAATCAAAACCACTAGCTTCTCCCTGTCCTATTTCGGACCTATCGACGACATGGTAATCGATATCGTAATCAACTTCCACTGTACCGTCGCGCATAAATTGCTCAAAATTAAACAGACTCTGATTATTGACAAAACATGTTTGAGTCTCTGGAAATTTCGACTTATACAACCATGGTGCTGCACACTGGTCTGCATCAAAAAAAAGAATTTTTCCTGGTTGCTTTACCGATAAAAGCAGTTCGTATGGGGCAACCATTGTTAACATAATACTTTCCCACATGTTATTCATATCGCGCCCTAGGTCGACATACCAAAGACCCTCTGTGGCACCCCTTGCGGCAATCGATAAATTCAAATTAAGAGACTGCCTCCAGTCAAAGATTTTTTCTATTGCTTCGTATCTCTCCGAGTATGCTCGTGCAGATTTTTCTTCCCCAAACTGATTTTCGCACATTGGCTTTGCAAGCGAGTTTCCGACCATCGCTGTTCTTATCTGTTTGTTATCCATTTTTTGCGGCCTTTGCTAACGTGTAGTTCCATCTGGCTGTTCTTAGCCTGCCGGTCAATAAGGCGTTATTCTTTGAAAAGAATCTTGGTATTGCGTTGTTTGTGTAAGTTGGTTCTGCTGAACCCCTGAGGTCACTGCTGTACCTCCACATGCTTCTCAACATAACTATGGCCTCATCCATCGGCATTAAGTCAACATCTGTTGGGTCAAAATCTAACAAATACGCAAACATTGCAAGTGTTTTTTCGTTGTAAGATATCTCTTCATCGGCGTTATAGAGATTTTCTCCGCCAGCGCTTCTATGCCTCATTTAGAAACTTCTCCACTTCTTCATTTTGGTGAAAATCTCCAGGCTCTGTTATGTCCCATTTTTTTTGAGGGTCATTTGACTGGAGTAGGTCGCAAAAAAATGCAGCACCATCTGGCATCTCATACGACATCAGCTTTGGATTCCATTTGGCTACCTGTTGGTCTCTATTTGGATTTTCTTGAGGCTCTTGAATATTCGGGAAGTCGGCATCAATGTCCGGACAAATTTCGTACCTCCCAGAATTTATAGCTTCTTCAATAATTGATATTGTTCTGGGTATTTCGGGAACTATTTTCATAATTACCTACTAACTCTGTAGTCTTACCAGCGCCGCCAATTGCAGTTTCAAACATTCATATGCGTCGTACTGTGCAGCGAGAGCGCCATTCTGAGACAATGACATGTCTATTGGGTTCTCCATGTCTGGTTGGAGGTCTTCGTCTTGGATGCCGAGGGTGAAAGCGAGAGTATAGATTGAGTACTCAAGAATTTGAATTGCCTCTGCTTTTGCGCTGGCTAATTGTTCTGCCGAAAGTGCCATGAGTAGATACTACTCTTCCAGTCTTGATTTGACAGTTCCTATTTTTGCCAAGAAATCGAGAATAAACCTATGTCCCTGAATCATGCCATGACTGTCATTGCTTGGGACAAACGTAGCAGCATCAAATGTCTCTGGGTCAAATCCCTCTTGAAGAAGTCTTTCCATGAGCTGTCTCTCTAGGTCCTTAAGCGTGCGCTGATATATAAGTTTCTTCTCTTGCGTTGAAAATGAAGACTCGAATTTCATGTTTGCTCCGTCGTACTAGTTTTGGACAAGTACACACATTTTACACTATGGATTGGCCAGTTTTGGCAGACCAGTGAATGTGGGTCCTATTTGTTTACCGTCCGCGTCAAGACCTGTACGAATACCTTTTGTCCACGTCCACGGCTTTTCAATATTATTTTTTGCTTTTATTTCCCCGTATTTCATGCGAGATGCAACAAGGTCTGGGTCTGCCCAAAGATTCGACTGAATAATCTCGACATTCTCGAGTATCGAGTTGTCGTAGATATTAAAAAAGCAAAAGGGGGTTCCCGCCGCAAATGTTACCGGCTCTCCAATTTTGGTTATCTTCCAATTCATCTGGGATTCGTCTGGCCACCAATAACTAGGAATTGTTGCAGTTAATGGAACCGCTCCGTCCAAGAAGTAATTCGGCGAACCAGAAATCCAGGTGTTGTATCCCTCTTCTGTATTTATGACCCAGCCCATATTTATCGAAATCATTCCGATTATCGAAGATATTGCCTGAACCCGACCAGAGGAAGTCGTCTCGCCAGAGATGATTGTCGGTGAAGTATTCCCACCATCCCATTGAACAACAAGGTCCTCTTCGAGAATTAACTCCCATCCATACACATTGGCCACCGTCATCGGGAGACATTGATAGGCGTGTTTATTATAAGTAGCGTCCATCCAGTCACGCTTAACCCTAGACTGTTGTATGAGTGGTGGGCTCTGATGTGTCTGTTTAAGAAATAATTTCGTCATTTCTGAAATATAAATCTTTCAACTTGATTAGCCGTTGGGCTAACGATTCCTGGTCCGTATTCAGCGTCGGTTCCGTCTATGTTCTTGCCGTAGCCCTTCCACTGTTTGTGGAACCTGTCGTTGTAGTCAAACATGGTTACAGCTGCGTACTTAGTTCCCCTGGTGACAGGTTTGGAAGCATGGGAATAGATAAACGTGGAGGGGAATAGAACTATGTCTCCGTATTTAGGCTTAAACGTAACATCTAAGTACGGAAACCAAAGCTCGCCACCATCGTAATCATCGTTAAGATACATGACTGAAGATACGGTGCAGACGTATGAAAAACCGTGGTCGGCGTGAACATTGAAGTGCTGACCCTCGTTGTATCGGACATAGTTGATTGCTTCCATGAAGTCCATACGTATGTTGTACCTGGATTCGTAATCTTGCAAGCAAGCAGTCAATCCAACGACAGTGTCGTTGTATATGTTGATGAGTTCTGAGTATTGCTCTGGACAGTTTTGAAAATGTGCCGGGCTCATCTTGCAGTCAACGCAATCCCTGTAATCCTTCATTACTTGACCATCACCGACAAGGGCCTGCATCCACGAATAAGGAGGAGTGGTGCTGTCGCCTATTGTTGCTTCTAGGCGTTCTGGAATTCTAAGGTCTTCGGTAAGTATGTTTCTATAAACCAAAAACCCAGCTTTGGGGTCACCTATGTACTCGACATCAATGTTTCTCATTGTCTCATCATACTCAGGAGAACCACATTGCCAAACTTATTCGTTCCCCGCTAAAGACGCTATCCACATAGTGGCTATATTGTAAATGACTTGGGAATATTACACAATCCCCTGGGACTGGTTTGTATCTGTGTTCCATTGTCGGGAAAACTAGGTCCCCACCAGTGAAATCATCATTTAGGTACGCAACTGCCGAAATACGAAAATTACTACAGCCCGTTTTGGGGGTTCCGTCAAGATTCTGACTATCTGCGTGTTCTTCAGTTGTGTTTCCAGGAATAACCTTAATGAGGGTGGCTTGGTCTAGTTCTAGGCTTAAATCAAATACTTTTTCCGCTAACTCTAAAACCCGCTCGCATATCTCATTGAAGATTCCGTATGCGAAGACGTCGGACTCTAGTAAGGCGGATTTGCTGTAATAGCCGGTTGAGTGGTCATCTTCTGCAAGGTTGGGCGGCGAACCTATCGCCTTAATCGAATCAAGGATTAGGTCAGATTCTTTTGGTTCTATTAGGTTTTTTTGAATTAGAATCATCGCTCACAGCACAGTATAAAACGATGGTGTTGTGTACCTGTACCCTTTAGTAACCAAGGTGACTCCATGTAGATAATTAACATCTCCCGGGTGGGCTACGGCCAGCCCTGGTTTTGGTTTTATGGTCAAGTCGTGTTGCGGGTAATAAAGTTCTCCGCCTTCAAAATCTTCATTGTAGTAAAACAGGGAATTCAAATCATAATCAACAAACGCATTGGGTTCACCATTGTTTAGTTGCTTGTCGGCATGGGGTCGCTGTTCGATTCCCGGCCTCCACTTCATGATGACTGGTGGGCGTGGGGATAGCCGTAGGTCGTAAATTCTCTCAAGTTCTAACTGCATCTTTGTGATGTATTTATCAATTATTTGAAAAACCGGCATAGAGAGTCTTTGCAGAATATCACTGCTGCATTGCCTATCATTCCAGTAATCAGCGTTATAAAGGCATGTTCCATCTTCGGCGTAAACGCTCTCTTTTGAGTTATTCCACTCGTTTATTGTTGGGCAGAAATCTTGAACAACCCTTAAATCTTCTTCATCTATAAAATTTTCAAAAACATGTATATTCTCCGGTCCGTCCCCAAAGTGTCCTGGCCGTATATTCCATGGTGATTCTTCACTTAACGACATATTTGCAACACTATCAAATTATCGTTCCTGTACTAAGCCATATAGGTACTCGTCTATTTCTGAACGTCGTCTTATTTCTCTTATGTGGCTTATGTCTGGTTTGAACCCATTTTTTTTTGAACAATTTGTTATGTCGTGGATTGATTTGTCTAAAGAAAAACCATGAGATTTGAACACTCTTGCTTTAAGCCAATCAATCGCTATCTCCCTATCTGG